CCAACATCTAAATATGCTCTGAACTATTCCGTAGAATACTTATACTTTAATCCTGCTTTATGGCTAACGTCAAAAGCTGTTTAGTTTGGTTTAGATTTTGTGACTTAGCCATAAGTAATTAAACAAGTCTTGTCTAGTGTTAATGATATTGGTGTTAGCGAGGGACAGATTGTAAAAGAGGCATATACATATATTATAGATCAAATGACTAAGACAATCAATACATTAAAGTAAAATTATAAGCAAAACAACGCTTCTAGTGCCTAGTGAGGAACCGTAGAAGTAATACCACAACTAGGTCCTGATATTCCTCAAGAAAAATTAATAGCTGGTATCAAAGATTTTGAAGATAAACTAGTTGTTAGTCAAGCAAACAAAAGGGAATAAGAAATAAAATCAAAGATGGAATAGGACACTAAAGTAGCTCAAACTATAAAGGACAATAGTTCTAAGGCTCAAGAAGTTAATACATTTGGTGAATTCGTTAAATGGTGATAAATCTCTGAAAAGCCTTCAGCTAGTGGTTAAGTATTATAAGCAATGATGGATATCTAGAACTAAGGCTCAGTAACATTGGATTCAGAAACAAATTTGGTTGATAACTTGAATAAAATCATTGCAAGCATGTAGACATAGGATGGTCTATTGGTATTCTTTAATGCAATGATCTTAGAACATTTCCCTTTAGTGGATAATTTAGCTTATGGATTATAAGATTTGATGGACTTGTAATTGGATTCAGATGCGATTACTAAGTTAAATTCTGTGTTAGAGGTCATGAGTGTTATATCGTTAGGATAATATTTAAGTGCTAATGGTTTGGATATGAGCAAGATGTCTGTTTATGATTAAGCTAGTGCTATTAAGGCAGCTTATAACATTGTACATACATTATTGGAAGCTAATACTGCAGTGGATTCCGACCTTATAGTTTAGAAGATAAAAGACTTGTCAAACAATGTAGCGTAATCAGAGTTCGCTTAGCATACATACGAAATTGGGACAAATTACGTAGACAAATTTTTATAGATGAGTTTTCCATTTGTCATGGATTGGTTGTTGACATAAGTTTAAATTATTGATTAAAATTAAAATATTGATGTTAGCAAGTCAGAGATTCAAATGTTAAATCCAATAAAGTTGGGTACTATAAGCGATTTATACTATGATAATCACTTCAAGATATTTGATATTGCGGATTTTCAATAACTAGATATAAGCGTATCGCATTTGGATACTTAGAGTGTATAGCAATATTTAAGAATGTTGAAAACACTGACTAATTATTAGAAATGTAGATTAGTACTGTTATTGTATAGTTATAATGACTTGACCAAGTTAGATTATCTGAATAGGATAAAACAGGTATTTCATAATTCTGCATCATATTGGTATTTACTTATTATCTGTGCTTTGTCGTCAGCTAGTTCAATGGTTAGAAATCAAGTAAAATACATCATGAATAATATAACTATGCGTACTACTCATTTGGGTCGTTAATTAATATTGGACGAAGTCATTGGCAAATAGAAGCGATCATTTGTTATTTCTTGGGGAAGATTTCTAAGAACTTGGATTTGAAAAAACAATGCTTAATTTACTAGTGATTTTCAGATCTATTAGTTATTTAAGAAATAGTTCTATGGTAAAGATCGTATAAAATCGGGATCCATGATCAGCTGGTTTATTAGAATACTGGCCAACGTGAGGAAGCTAAAAAACAACGTATTATAAGAATGGTTAAAACTACCTATAGCTGTAGATAATTATGGTACTGTATGATATTATGCCATAATTTAGTCATATTTTATGTTCTCGAGTTTAAGATAACTACTGGGCAATTAATTAGCTAAACGTGTATATACCATATTTGCGATAGGAGATTATGATAGTTGGAATAGTTTTTGTAAATTTGCTTGGAGTTCACCGACAACTGCTTAATTTATTGATGGCTAGACTGCTTTTGGTTTTACAAAGCCTCTTTCTTATGAGCGTTTTCTAAATGATAATTTATTACCTTGGATCGAACCTAAACCAGATATATTAGCTGATGGGTATTAGGAAAAGGTTGGACAAGAGATAGCATTTGTCATTAGCACATTATTTGAAAATAAGACTATACCGACAAATGAAATATTATAGGCTACTTTTATTGCAAACTTACAATCAGCTGGTAGCGTACGAGGCAATAAAGTAGTTAGCACAAAGAAATAGTATTATATGACTCAAGGTGTTAACATACAAAATGTATTCTAAAACGTTTTAGATTGATAAACTACTAGTTATGATTATGAATTTTATGCTAGCTAGAAGTTGGAGTAAGTTAAAGTACGACAATTTGTGAATACGTCTATGAATTGTTTTGAAGATTTTACATTTATATACACTCTCTTTTAGTTTATAAATTCAGAAAGCTTAGGATGTCTCAATTTTCATAGTAGAATACCACTAGTGGCATTGATGGGAAAACAACAAAGAAATTGAGAAGTAACGGAAAGATGGAGACATTTCAATACTTCTAATATACCACTAGACGTGTCAAAATTCGATAATTCTATATCGTTAGAATTGCAAAGTAGAGTGTTATTGGAATTAGCTAATGTTTGGCCTTAGTATTCTAGTGCAATATGAGCCATATCAGATAGATTATATAATAGATCTTATTTAATCTACAACGGTAATGATAAGTCAGAACAATTTAGATAATGAATTGTCTTTGGCTTGATGTCTGGTATAAAGATGACGTCTATATTTGGTTCTATTATAAATTACAGTATTTTAAGATTAGTTGTGAAGATGGCAGGGATGGTGCCAACTTATGTAGCTGTACTTGGCGACGATTTAGATTTAAGTTTCAAATAGAGCACTGATTGTTAAATTATTTTTCAAAAATATGATCAATTAGCATTTCCTATATCAGTAACAAAAAGCTTTCATCAATTTGGTTTTCATCCTTAATCTGAATTCCTAAGAGTATAATCTTGGGTTATTGCTAAAGATTAATAATGAGTTGACACTTATAGATAGGGTTATAGTTTACGTAACATTACTTCTTATTTCACAAGTAAACCTTGGGCTAATTTTAACAAAATAGATGATCCATTTGAGCCCTATCAACCTCATAACTATGAGAGCTTATGGTCAAATGGTGCTAGAATTTTTAGATGATCATAGCGATAATAGGTTACTATACTTTTAATCACACTGATTTTTATTTGAGATATACTGAGATACGAAAATGGTACACGCATGAATTATGATGATATCTTTAGAATTTTGAGAACACAACAACCTAATATATTATTCAGTTGTGAAGCTTTATACTCAGGATTAAGAGATGGATTAAAATTAGTATTAGAAATCGTTGATTAACCAAGACCAACTGGTGGAGATAAGTTTTTGAAATCTTTAGAACGGCAAAAATCATAGATAGCTATCTAGTCAACAGCTTTTCTTAGCAAATAGTTTCACGATATAACTCCTGAAGCAGCATAATTTTTAGCTTAAAATTATCATCATTCATTAGAATTTGAACAAAATTTTGTTGTAAAAGAGCTGAAAGTTGTACCTATTTATCCAGAACGTTATAGATAAATAAGATAACTTTATGGTTATGCCAGATTTGGAAATGTGAACAATAGCTTACGTAGTATGACAGATGATGCTTATTATTCATTATATGATGCAGTAGCTTTGCATGATGTAAAAGATTTAGCTATTTAGCAACATATAAAAGCAGCAGACTTGCTTCCATGGTATAACAAGTTATTTGGTACTAAACTATCACCTGAGATTGGTCTTAGTTTATTAAAAGCTCATAACGCTACAGATAGTATATTTTATGAGTGGTTTTTCAAAGGGCTAAAAACTTGACTACCTCAGGTTCTTTGTAACGCAGAGGATATGTTTTTCATAGCTAGGAGGCCATTGATAAAGTTGAAAACTGTTCAAGTATGGAATCGAAGAGTTATAGAAAGTTTTTTGACTATTGGTAAGTAAGAGCTTATTTATCTGTAAACCTCCGGAATACAGGTAGTTGAGTTTAGTTTTAATTAACATTGTAAATAGTTTTTTATTTTTTTCATTTCGCAGTTTAGCGTAGTTTTATGCCTCATTTTATAATTTGTATTCACAAATCTGCTGAGGGCCAAACAAAT